ATGCCGCCCGAGTCAAGAAAAACTATTTCTATAAATAGAATATACTTAGACCTCGAAAACCCAAGGCATAATAAATTCAGTTCTCAAGATGAGTGCATAAAATATTTATGCAACAAGGAAAACATACTTAATTTAGCGAAAGATATCGTAAAAGAAGGTCTAAACCCTTTAGAGTATGTAGGTGTCATAAAAGAGAGTCCCTCATCGTACTATGCCGCAGAGGGAAACAGACGAATATGTGCTTTGAAACTTATAAATGACCCAGATCTCGCCCCGCCTGAACTTCGACGAGAATTCAGAAAATTAAATTCTAGTCCCAGAAAAATTACCAAAATTGAAGTACGGGTATTTGAAAATAGAGAAGAAGTTAGATTATGGCTGGATCGTATACATGCTGGGTATGACGAAGGCCGCGGGCGCAGGCAATGGAATTCCGAACAAAAGTCGAGAAATAGCAAATACTCGAAGAATGATTTAGCATTATCTATCGTTGATATAGCGGAAAACTATGGTCTGATCACCAAAGATCAAAGAAACAAAAAACTATCGACTGTACAAAGATATTTTTCCAATCCTATTACACGGAATACATTCGGCATAGGTGGATCATCACGGGAAGATTTAACAACCACCCTATCATTTGAGAACTTCCAATTTTCATTACAGGAATTTATTAAAAAACTTATCAATAATAAGATAAACACCAGAGACAATGCAGAGAAGATAGTAGACTTCTCGACTAATTTGAAAGCCAATCCAAAATATTCTCATACTCGACAAGAACCTTGGCTGGTATTTTTTCGGCCATATCCACACGCAGGCAAGCCAGAAGATACCTCAAAGACTGATACAACTGCTTCCGATTTACCACATCACTCAGATACTCCTGCTCCTGCTCCTGCTCCTGCTCCTGCTCCTGCTCCTGCTCCTGCTCCTGCTCCTGCTCCTAGAGGGGAAGATTCAAAAGCCGATGCTCCTTCCAAGCCTTATTCTTTTCCGCCCCAATCGAAAGGCACTACAGTCACGCCTCCTGCAAAACCAAAATTAATCCGCGGCTCTATAGAGATACAAGATGCCATAAAAGAAATACCAAGCTATAAACTTGAAAATATATATTACTCAATGTGCACTATTACATTAACGGATCACACTCCACTTCTAACCGTAGCAGCATGGATGTTTATAGAGACTTTAACAGCACTCAACGGCAGAAATGAGAAAACGGATTTCGTTTCTTTTTTAAGTACCCAAAGAATGGAAAAAGACTTTGATTTAGGAGCACGAGATAAAACAAAGGGAATATCTGAAGCCTTAAAAAGAATATCAGAAGGCGGCAATTCAACAAAACACAATAGAACCTCAGCCCATTTTAACAGCGAGTCTTTATTCAATGATTTTGAGACACTTTCACCTCTAATATTAGCCCTTGCCCAAGGCGCTAAGGGCAAGAGCCAATGAGGGCTGTCCAGGATAAATCTTTCTGGTAAAAGAAGGCGTTAGTTTATGCTGGAGGGAAAATTGGTAAAGGCTGTGTCACCCCTTCGTTACCCCGGTGGAAAGGTATGCCTTTACCCCCTCCTGTGTGAGATTCTTAGAATCAATAATCTCCACCGCAGACGATATGCTGAACCGTTTGCTGGTGGCGGTGGATTGGCATTAGCGCTCCTATATTCTGGAGTGGTTAGTGATATTCACCTGAACGATTTTGACCCAGCAGTATGGGCATTTTGGTATAGCGCCATAAATCACAACGACGAATTTATTCACCTTGTGAGTAACACACCATTGACGATAGACGAGTGGAAAAGACAACGTCTAACTAACCTAAAGCAAGACACAAATGATTTGTTATCTTTGGGATTCTCCACATTTTATCTAAATCGAACAAATAGATCGGGAATTATCAAAGGTGCTGGCGTGATTGGCGGCCTCAATCAAGACGGCAATTACAAAATGGATTGCAGATTTAATAGAGACGATTTAATTAGACGGCTAGAGAGAATATACAAATATCGAGAACAAATAAATGTTACAAACTTAGATGCTATTCAGTTTATAGAATCTTATAAATACAACACTGGCGATATTTTGATGTGCATAGATCCACCCTATTTCAATAAAGGGAAAGGACTATATACAAGTTTTTACGAAGAAAATGATCACAAAGATCTATCGATACTTATAAATAACATCGAAACTCCATGGATACTTACATACGACGACACCCCAGAGATAAGAGAGCTTTACAAGAGAAAAAGAATATTTGAATTTGATATAAATTATTCAATTGAAACAAAGAGAAAAGGTACAGAGATACTAGTTCCGTCTTCAGGACTTCGTATCCCGGATTGCATCAAAAACCGTGCTTCCAGTTCTCAAAAAGAACTGGAATTTATATGATTTTTGAAATTATTTATTTCTCCTAAATAAACATTAGGCATCTGCTTCGCATACCGCGTCACCATATTGATCGTGCTCCAACCTCCTTCGTCTTTCAGACGGAGGAGGTCTTTGTGTAGGCAGTAGTGCCAGGTGGCCCAGGTATGGCGCAGATCGTGTGGCGTGATGTCTGGGACGAATACACGGCGTTCTGTGGTTTCGCCTTTGGGGATCCAGACACGAAATTTACCCGGCAGCTTAGCTTTGCGACAGGCGGCCGCCCAGCCTGATTTGATCTGCCCGCCGCTAGTTCGGCCATTGTTATGGTAGCGGTCGCCTGTGATCCTTTCCGGATCGGCTCCTTTGAATCGTCTGCGGATCTGGACCGGCCGGAAAACATGGCCGTGTCGATGGGGCAGGGCTTCGAGCGCTTCCATCACTACCGGCACAAGATCCAGTCTGCGTTCATTCCCTTGCTTCTGCCAGACGACGGCCTGTTTGCCGCGTAGATCCACGTCCTTCCATTCAAGGTCCAACGCCTCGGACATCCTGACGCCTGTTCCGACCAGGAACGTCAGTAGGGGCTTAAGGTGGGGGGCGGCGGCATCGATCAGGCGTCTGACTTCGGCCGGCTTCAGGTAAGTGGTCCGGCCGCGTGGAATCCGGGGCGTGTCGAAAGCTGGCCGATCGCACCATTGGCGAATTGCCGCAAATTCGAGCACGGCCCGCAACGGTGTCAGAACACCGCGCATCTTGGTTGCAGAGCTGGCGGAGATACCATCCCGTAGGATCTTGCGGTAGGCATCGTCCAGCTGCGGCTGTGCGATCTCGATCAGTCGCGTGGTGCCGAAATGGTTCAGCAGGCGGCGAAGGTGGAACTTGGTCGTCTCCGACCGTTCCTCTGCCTCTAAATAGGCTGCTACGGCATGGGCGAATGTGACGGTTGCCTTCTTGCCGTAGATGCTCTCGGTCCACAGTTCGGCCTCGCGCTTGGCGCGGAATTCTTCCGCCCGCGTGGGGTCAGAAGTTCCAGTGCTTTCGCATACGCTCGTGCCCCGGATGGTGCCGCGGATGTAGAGGTTCTTGGTGTTGGGGCGTTTGACGATTTTGAGGGACATTCGAGGCTCGACAGAAGACGGGTGATATCTTCGGGATAAAAGACGATCCGATTGGACCAGCGGCGATGCGTGGGGCCGCCATCGTACTCAGGCACCTGGGAAAGGTGCTGCATCAGCTTTCCTCGGCCGAGACGACCCTTCAGGTGATCCAGAAGCTCGTTGACGGTGTAGACCGTGGGCAGCTCGTCAATCTTCATTGCGGCGTTGCTCTGTGCTCTCCTGAGCATTTCCAACTCCAAGCTTGTGAGTATCGAAACAATTATTTGAACTGCAGAACAGGGCGAGAAACGGCGTGATGACCACGCTGACCGCAGCCCATGTTGCGACACACACAGCAATATGCCCGATCAAGACAGATCCTCCGTGAATGTGCTGAAGGATGTCGGATGCCAGTCGACCTTGGCCTCCACGATCATGGCGCGCAGATCTTCGTTCTTCGCGCGTCTCACATACTTTTCGGGTCCAGCGGTCGAGGGCAGCAGTTCCAGAAGCGTATGCCTGGGAACCTGTGCCAGGATCTCACTGGTCGCTAAGCTCGGCAGGTAGGTGTCAGCATTGATGACCGTACCGATCAGTTCGCCGATCTGGTATCCTTCAGCAGACTTCATGGCGCTTGTACGCCTGGCTGGCGGGAAGATGTCTGTGAGGCGCTTGATCGTCTCGATCGCGATATCCTCGACTTCGACCTGTTCCATGCGGCGAAATCCGCCGTCGCCATCCCGTCCGGTGATGCGATCCATCAGATCCCGGTTGGAGTACTGGCCACCGATCAGAAGAATGACCAGAGAGATCATGATCTCTTCGGTCGTGCGCGGGCCCTCCAGTAGCGCCTTGTCGAGCGCCTTTTTCAGCTCTTTGGCCAGAGCGTCCTGTCCAGCCTTCGTGATCAGGATCTTGCTCATGGCATGACCTTTCGGTCGGCGTTATGCCTGACGCGCTCCAGGAGGGCATTTCCGAAGACGGTCATGTCGGTCAGGATATGGCCTGCCATGCTCGGACTACCGACGGACGCGACCAGGCGGCCGGAAAAGAAGATGTCCTGCGGGCAAAGCGTGTCCCGCGATCGGGTTTTTGCCATCGTCTCGGCATCAGAAAAGGTCGTGCAGTCGACCCGATCTTTGCTGTTCGGCCGTGTCCCCGTCGTGCAGACAGTGAAGAACGGGTAAGGGCGTCCCGCCCGATTGGGCGTGAGTTTTCTGCTGTGTGTCATGGCTGTTTGTCTTTTCCCTAGCTCGGTATGGGCAGCAGATTCACAGCGCCAGCTCCGGCGTGTGGCCTTCGTCCAGGCGCGCGGATCCGTCTGCCGTCGGAATTGCCCGCGCAATGATCTTCCGGCCCTGTCGGGTGGTGACGGCGGCCCGCTTGCAGACCGCCCATGTGAGGGCGGATTGCCCGGCGAAATACCTGGTCGCATAGCGTTCCACGACACGGCCTTTCGCATCGCAGATGCCGAATTGTGATGATTGGCTGCGGGTTGGCATCAGCTCTGGCCGTATGCTGCGGCTCGCAGGACATCGACCATCTTCCAGCACCAGTCATGCATGCGAGCGCGGTCGATTTCTTCGATTGCTGATGTCGTGACTGGACGGCATTCGACCGTCTTTTCCGGAATGCCGGGAACGGGGTCGCGGATCAGGTTCTCGGACAGGAGTTCGTCTAGCCGTTCGCCGATTTGGAACGCATTTTCTGACCAGATGCGGGCGCCGTCATAGTCTCGGTAGCTGTCGAGGATGCCGGCCTGATTGCGGCAGTTCTGCTGGTTGACGAAGAGTTCCCGCGCTGCGGCGTGAACGCTCGGATTGATCTCTGTGAGGAGCTGTTCAAAGCCGCTGCGCGTCTGTGGAGCGGGTCTGTCAAACAGTGCTGGGCGCGTAGCGGGACGGCCTGTGTGGGCTTGAATGTGCGACACGGAAACTCTCCATCGCGGGTAATGATGGAGATTGTGTGCAACATACTCACATTTTATGTCAATGACAAATGTGCGCTTAGCTCACATTTAAGATTTTTAAATCTTATCTATTCTTGGAAATCCTTCTCAGATTTTTAAACCCGACCTTTGAAGCATCAGCTTGAGGTGCGTTTCAGCTTCTTCGCTAGGGAGAGAGCGAAAAGCCTGCAATAATTGTATCTCTTGGTCGGTAAGAGGGTAGAGGGGGCTTCGGTTGCCTACCCCTGAGATTAGCCAGTCGAAAGTTAGATTGTATTCCTGAGCTATTTTCAGGAGCAATTCCCGTCCAGGCTGCTCCTTACCAGACTCAATTTTAGAGAGATATGATCTAGATATATCTAGCGCCGCCACAAAATCGGCCTGCTTCAAGCCTAAATCTCTGCGCAGTTTTTTGATGCGCTGACCTATATCGATAGCTTCTTCCATCGAAAGACGATGCACGTCTCTAAAGGAAAATGGGTGCAAATAGCTCACACCTGTTCTTGACGCAGATATGTGAGTTATGCTCACATTGTGCCTATGGATATTGATGACATCATTCGGGCCGCAGGAGGCCCCCAGAAAGTGGGAGGTGAAATTGGCCGCTCCCACTCTGCAGTGTGCCGCTGGAAAAAAGTTCCCGCAGTACATGTGTGCAAATTGTCCCAAATGTCGGGCATTGCTCCGCATGTCATTCGGCCTGACGTTTTTCCGTCTCCAAGGAAGGATTGCGCAGCATGAAAATCATCCATGCGGTCATCCGTAAACTGCGTCCGCGCGCCCGTCATCCGGATGGTGTCCGGAGCAAGGCGTTCCAAGGCGATCAGTATGAGAACGACTATCGACAGGTTCTGAAATCGCTCTCAGAAATCCAGACTTGCGGTTCGGGGTCAGTTGTCTGTTTGATCTCGACCGTTCTGTATCTGCGCACCTGGTGCAAGATCGAACGCGAAAAGATGCGCCATGATCGGAATGTCACGGCGGTCAAGATCGCGTTCTCCCAGGACAAGTTCAAGCTGACCTCGTCCTGGCAGATGCGGGATCTGATTTACGACCTGAATGATGTTTTACATCCCGTCGTATTTCAGCTCTTCATCAGAAGTATCTTTCGGCATTTTTACAAATTTCTTCATTTTCTCAAGCGCCTGTTCAAGCTTGCGAACGCGATCTTCCAGTTCTTCAATTTTCTGTTTCAAGAATCGTCTCCTGTTGGTTGTGGAAAACGCAGGATGGACGATAGCGGCCGGGGTGAACATTCTTCGGCCGCGACTGGTGGTGACGCATGAATACTGTCGCATCCATCAAAACGGCCACGCAGGCCGCAATCAACCGGATCGGCAGCATTGACGCGGCGGCATCTGTTGTTCGCGTGGGGCGCTCGCAGCTCTCGGAATATCAGAGCCGCAACTATCCGGCCGTCGTGCCCGTGGATGTCGCGATTGTTCTGGACGAGTTTGCCCAGGAACCGCTGATCCTCGGCGCGATGGCGCATGCGGCCGGCTACACGCTCACCCCTCTGCATCTTGGTCATGGTGACGTCGCTGAGATCATGGAAGGCGTTGCCTGCAATGCTGGCCTGACCATGGCCACGACAGTTCGTGTTCTGGCGGATGGTGTCATCACGCCTGATGAAGCGGCCGACCTTTCGCGGGATCTGGCAAAGCTCCAGCGGGTTGTGACTCATGCGCTCCAGATCGTGCATACCAAGGCGCAGGGAGTGTCCCGCTGATGGCGCGGCCCTCACTTGACTATGACCGCATCGCGCCTGCTGTGCGCCGGCTCTATGCGGGCGGGTCTTCCGTCCGTGTGATCGCGGCGAAAGTCGGGATTTCGGTTGGCAGCGCGCATGCGTTGATCGGTCAGATCGGATTGATCCGTCCTGTTGCGGACAAGGCCGGTGCCTGCGCAAAGCGCCGCCGTCCGCTGCCGGCTGGCGCATGCCTGGAGATCGCGCGTGTCTGATCTGCTCGATCCTTTCCAGTTTTTGTCAGAATTGAATAAAGATATTGCAGCAGCTGGCAGCCAGAGCCGCTATGCGGAGCAGCGCGGCGTGTCACATACGACCGTTTCGCACGTCCGGCATTCGCGCCGCGATCCCTCGAAGGAATTTCTGGCGGCAATCGGTTTTGACCGTTTCCCGCGATATCGCCCGCTGCGTGGCGGCATCCATGCGCCGCTGCTCACAAGTATGCAGTTTTTTACGGAAGTGAATAATCAAATCCGCCAGGCAGGCGGTCTGACGCCCTTCTGTGTCCGTCATCGTCTGCCGGTTGGCAGCGTCTCCAATTATCTGAATGACAACCGCCGCGCCTCGGATGCTCTCGTCCAGGCCGTGGGATATGCGCGCCTGACGCGCTTTCGCCGGCGTGTTGTCGGGAGTGTTTCCGCGTGAGTATTCACAAACTCGTTGATCCCGGCGTTTTCGGTGGTGCGCTGCGCTCGGTCCCGCAGAACATTGCTGCTGAGCATGGGCTCCTTGGTGCTGTCCTGGTGGACTCCAAGAAGGTGCTCGAAACCGTCGAAGAGATCCTGCATCCGGATCATTTCGCGGATCCGGTCAATGCCCAGATCTATGAGAAAGCCCTTCTCATTTACAATGAGGGCCGCAATGTCGATCCGCTGATAATCATTCGGCATTTTGAGCACCCGGACGAACTGGTCTGGGGCAAGACAAACCCGAAAGAGTATTTTGCCAAGCTGCTGACAGCCTATGTCAGCCCTCGGATGGCGTTTGATTATGCGCGTGAGATCCGCGACGCCGCGATGCGCCGTCAGTTGATGGCGTTGTGCCAGCGGACGGCAGATCTCTGTTGTCGGCCGGAAGATGAGCGGGCTGAAGATATCGTGGAAGGCCATGAGGCGAGGCTGCTCAGTATCGCCATGGGGATGTCGGAAAGCCAGCCAAACGTCTCTCTGTTTGATGCCGGTTGTGAGGCTATTCTCTCGGCCCGTGAAGCGCTGGAGCGTGGTGGCGGTCTGGCTGGACTGTCCTGGGGTTACAAGGCGCTCGATCGTCTCACGGGCGGCCTGACGAATGGCAATCTCTATATCGTGGGTGCTCGTCCAGCTGTCGGCAAGACATCTCTTGGTCTGGGTATTGCGTTGCCACTGGCAGCCTCTGGAAAGCGTGGGCTGTTCTGGTCTGGCGAGATGCTGGCCAAGCAGGTAGCCGGTCGTGCGGCATCGGCGCGGACAGGACTGAACCTGCGGTCGATCTTCAACGGCCTTCGGTGGGATATCGGGCCCGATATGGAAACGGGCAGCCAGCCGCCGCTGGAAGACTGGCAATGGAAAGAATACGAGAACGCCGTCGATGAATTTTTCCATATCCAGCTGGAAATCGACACACGTCCTGGACTGACGATCTCACAGCTTCGATCCCGTGCGCGGCGTATGAAGCGCTCAAAGCGCGGCCTCGATTTCATCGTATTGGATTACTTCCAGCTGATGCGCGGATCTGCTGCTGTTCGCGGGCGTGGTCGATACGAAGAAACCACGGAAATCAGCAATGAACTCAAGACGCTGGCGAAAGAGCTGGATGTTCCGATGATCGTGCTCGCTCAGCTGAACCGGAAATCGGAAGACAAGGAAGACAAGACGCCAGAGTCTGATCACCTTCGCGACACCGGCGCTCTGGAACAGGATGCGGACGTGATCTGCCTGATCCACCGCAGGCATCTTCACCTGAAGAAGCAGCTCGCCAGTCTGGCCAAGCGGGATCGGGAAACAGAGGACCAGTTCAATGATCGCAGCCTGGAGCTGGAGGAACAGGTCCGCCAGCAGGAAGGGCGCGGCATGCTCCTGGTGGCCAAAAACCGGCATGGCCCAACTGGTGTCTGTCCGGTCTGGTACGACGATTCCACCACCTGGTTCAGGGATGCCGGAGAAGATCCTCGCGCGCGTGCCTGGACTGTGCAGCGCGGAGCGTAGGTCATGGCGCGTCGCGAGCGGCCGGGAAAGCACGCGCGGAGCATCATGTCCGACGTGCGGTGGTCGACGCTGTCTCTGGCGGCGCGTTCTGTCTGGCTTGGTCTGGCAGATGTCGGCGATGTCGTTCCTGCGGTGCGCGCACCTGGAAAAAGCGGTCTGACCATCGAGGATTTCGCCCGCTATCTGGCGGCGGATGTGGCGGCTGTCGGGCCGGCTATCCATGAGCTGGTCCAGTGTGAAGTCATGGCGCCAATCGGCGCCGGCTTCAGGCTGACATCCTACTAGGTTTTTAGGTTTTCAACCCTGCCTCTGTTGGCAGGTCTAGGAGTATCTGACGTGAAGGTCAGCGCCAGTCACCGCACGCAGCTCGCCAGCATCGCCCTGATGCAGGTGGAGCATCTTGCCCTTAACGCCATGGAAGCCGTGATGGTGCTGTCCTGGGTGCGTCTCGTCACCTACCTGATCATGAATACGGCTGACGGCGTCCTGGACGTATCTTTCCCAGGTGCGCTGTCCGCGCTCGCTCGCACCAAGGTTTTCTGCGACGAAAACCTGATCGAAACCTATCTCGAAACCTACGCGAAAACCCAGCTGATAACCTGGGACCGCGATGCGCAGACGATTGCTCTGCCGGTGTCGCTCCAGCCATCACGCCGCGCGGTCGCGTCCCGTGAGAACGGCAAAAAGGGCGGAAGACCGCGCAAAAACGCAGCCGTAACCCCGCAGAACGATCCGCGACAGAGAACCGCCATCATGCCCATTTCAGGAGGAAAAGCCGTGCCTGCCGAAAACCCAGCCGAAACCCACCTCACGGGTACGCGCGATAAGCTTAGCTTAGCTTCTAAATCTTCTTCAGAAGATAAGCTTAAGCTAGACGGCCTGATGTCTCGCATTGGGCCAAAGGCTTTCGAGGCAGCGGGCTTCGACCCGGCCCGCGACATGCCGAACTGGGGCGTGACGCGAGTGTGGATTGCGGCTGCGCTGGCCAAGGGCATCGCAGACGATGATGCGGAGCGCCTTATCGTGGCTGTCGTGAAGGACGTTGCCGATCGGCAGCGAGCCAAGGGAAACCCGGCTTCGCACATGGGATATTTCTCCAAGGCCGTGGAAGCCGCGATTGCCAAGGGCGATATCCCGGAAGCACCGAAAAGCGCGGAAGAACGTAAGGCTGCGCGGGCTTGGGAAGCGGCGCTGAAAGACTACCGGCAGCGCGTGGCCTATGGCGAAACGGGTCTGCGTCGTCCGGAACTGTCTGACTTCCTCGTCAAGGCGGCGGCATGAAGCGCAGGCACCGGATCGATCTGGCGCATGATGTCCCCAAGCAGGTTGCGGAATGGCTCGATGAAGCCGCGCGGACGCTGGCTGCGCTGCCAGCGCATGGGCTTCGTCCGTCTGGTGCCCGAAGCTTCTGGCCCGACATGGTTCCGGACGAAGAGGATCTGCAATGGGTGCGGGAAAGCGACATTCGTCCACCTCGGCCGACGCCAGACGACGTCTCGCGGATGGACCTTGTGTTCTCCTGGCTGGCGTTCCTGGGCACGGGAAGCGAAAACCGGGAAATGCGGCTGGTGGTTCAGCTCCACATGCGCGTTCATCCGATCTCAGGAAAGCATCTGCTGTCATGGGAGAAAATCGGCCAGAAACTGCGGATATCACGCAATACGGCAAAGAGCCGGTATCTGACGGCCTGCTGCATCATCGCAGAAAAATTGCGGACCGGACAATTTCCGCTTGACCGTTTTGACCAAATTGAACACTTTCCATAGTCAAGTTCGCGAGACGTGCACCCCAACGGGTTCACGTCTTTTTTTGTGCCTGTTTTCCGGGGTTTTCCATGCCAATTCGAGCGCCAGTCTTCCGGCCCAGATGGCACAAGGGAGAAGATCAGCGGCGCAGGGAATTCGACGCAAAGCGCGGTTCAGCCCGCCAGCGCGGATACGATACGGCTTGGGAAAAGGTAAGGGCGCGTCATCTGGCCTTGCATCCGATCTGTTGTGTTCCCAGCTGCCGGACACCGACTGACAGATTGAACGTCGATCATATCGAAAGTGTGCGGGAATCGCCGGAAAGGCGTCTGGATCCGACCAATCTGCGCACCTTGTGCCAGTCGCATCATTCGGCCCGGACCAGCCGCGATCATTCCTGGAACCGGAAAACCTGAGAAAAACGTCGGTTTTCCGCCATTTTCTCGGCCTCGGGGCAATTCGGGGTAGGGGGGTCTTCAATCCCTGCCGAGGCCGAGTGCCCGGACCGCGCCATGGGCAAATTTTCACACCCGCGAAATTGAGGGAAAAAGTTACAGGATGGTTGGATGGCAGCCCTCCTGCGATTTCGCATGAGGAGGTCATCATGAAGGGCCGCAAGCCGAAACCTGCGCATCTGCGCGTCGTCTCAGGAAATGCCGGAAAGCGGGCGCTTCCGGAAGACGGGCTGCGTCTGAGGTCGGAAGTTGCGCCGCCGCCTGACTATCTCGATGAGGATGGCAAATCAGCATGGAACCGGCTTGTCCCGGTGCTGGTCGAACGTGGGATTTTTACTCTTCTGGACCATGATGCGCTTGCCCAGTATTGCGCCACCTATAGCCGCTGGCTGCGCGCTGAGCGCGCCTTGCAGGACGGTACAGGTGACACCTACGAAACGCATGGAAGGCAGGGCACCATGAAGCGTGGGCGCCCTGAGCTGGCCATCATTGCCGAAAGCATCCGTCTGATGCGGACGGTCGGATCGGAGTTTGGTTTTTCGCCCGTGGCGCGCCTGCGGCTGAAGGACGTGACGCAGGGCGATATGTTCAGTCCCTTTTCCGAGTTTGGATAATGGCCGCAGCCTATCCTCACGTTGCGCTGGCGCGCCGGTATGTGCGCGATGTGTTATCCGGCAAGATCCTTGCGTGTCAGCATGTGGTCGCAGCCTGTATCCGGCAGGAGCAGGACTTAAAGGCCGAGAAGACCAAAGGGTTCGGATACCGCTTCGATAAGGATCGGGCGGAAAGGGTCTGCCGCTTCATTTCGCTGATGCCGCATATCAAGGGGCCGAAGGCACGGGCACGGGAGTTGATCGTGCTGGAGCCGTGGCAGGCGTTTATCCTGACCACGGCTTTCGGTTGGGTGGACAAGAAGACCGGCTTTAGGCGTTTCCGGCGCGTCTATATCGAGGTCCCGCGCGGGAACGCCAAGAGCACCCTGTCCTCGGGCGTAGGACTCTACATGCTCACGGCCGATGGAGAGGCGGGGCCGGAAGTTTATTCGGCAGCGACAACCCGCGATCAGGCCAAGATCGTTTTCGGCGATGCCCAGAAAATGATCGGCAAGCGCCCTGACATGGCTCGTAAGTTTGGTCTGGACTGTCAGGTCGCAGGCATCATCTGTGCGGCCAATGATGGGCAGTTCACGGCACTGTCGCGTGACGGCAAGACGCAGGACGGCCTGAATATTCATTTCGCCTGCCTTGACGAGGTTCATGCCCACAAGACCCGTGAAGTCTATGATGTGGTCGAAACGGGCGCAGGCAAGCGTGACCAGTCCATGATCTGGTCTATTACAACGGCAGGCTCCAACAGATCGGGGATCTGCTACGAGCTGCGCAGCTACATGGTCCGGGTGCTCAATATGGCGCTTGGCCGCTGGAAGGACTGTCCGTATGCCCTCAAGGGCGACACGGCCGAGGACGACCAGCTTTTCGGGCTGATCTACACGCTCGATGACGGAGATGACTGGACGGATCCAGAGATCTGGAAGAAAGCCAATCCGAACTGGGGCGTGTCCGTCATGCCCGATTATGTGGCGGGTCTGGCGAACAAGGCCATGCAGCTGGCCAGTGCCCAGAACAATTTCAAGACAAAGCATCTGGATCTCTGGGTAAACGCCAATCAGGCCTGGATGGATATGCTCGCCTGGGGCAGATGCGCAGATCACAGCCTGCGCATCGAGGACTTTGCCGATCAGGAATGCGTCATGGCTCTCGATCTTGCGAGCAAGGTTGACCTTGCCGTGCGGATCCGCCTGTTCCAGCGAAAGATCGATGGCGAGACACATTATTACGTCTTTGCGCATTTCTATCTGCCGCAGCGGCAGGTCGATGAATCAGGGAATGCGCAATACCAGGGTTGGGTGATCGAAGGGCGCATTACGGCGACGGCCGGCGACGTTATCGATTTCGATAATATCGAGGCAGATATTCAAAGCGATGTCAGCGTCTTCGATGTGCGTGCTGTGGCCTATGATCCATGGCAGGCGACCCAGTTATCCCAGCGTATGACTGAACGAGATGTGCCGATGCAGGAGTATCGGCAGACGGTGCAGAACTTTTCAGAGCCGATGAAGGAGCTGGAGGCGTTGGTCCTGTCAGGGCGACTGCATCATGACGGCGATCCTGTCCTAGCGTGGTGCATGTCCAACGTCGTCTGCCACACGGACGCGAAGGATAATGTCTATCCGCGCAAGGAGCGGGTGGAAAACAAGATCGATGGTGCTGTTGCTCTGATCATGGCGATTGGGATGGCTACGGTGCCGTCTGACTTCGAAGAATTTGTCTATGAAGGGATGTAAAAATGGGTCTCCTGGACTTCCTGCGTGGGTCTGGTGTGTCAACGCCGGTCCATGCGCGCCAGGAGCCTCGGCTTTCGGCTGAAAGCGGCATTTCCAGCCCGGATAATGCGTTTCAGTCGGGCGGTCCGTGGATTTCGTTTCCGATGGGTGGTCCATCTAAATCAGGCATCATGGTCAATGAGCGAACGACCATGTCTCTGCCGGCCGTCATGCAGGCGCTGCGGATCCTGACGGGCGTTTTCGCCATGGTGCCGATGTATTACTGCCGGAAGGATGGAACCGGTACGCATCGCCTGGAGGGTGATCCGCTCTATTCTCTGATGAATGAACGGCCGAACGAGGCCCAAAGTTATTATGATTTCCGGGAAATCCTTCTCGGTGATGTCCTGATGACCGGCAATTTTTACGCCTACGTCTCTCGGGACGCCCTCATGAGGCCGTCCGTTCTGACGAGGCTGGATCCGTTTGGATGTCAGCCCCTCCAGACTTTTGACCGGGTTTCTGGTCAGCAGATGTTTTATGACGCCACCCTGCCGGACGGCTCCAGCGGCCGGTTCCCGGCACGCGACATCTGGCATGTCAGGGGCATGGGGCGAAACGGGTTGCAGGGGCTAAATCCGATTGCCTTCATGAAAGAGGCCTTCGGGGAAAATCTGGCGACAGCGTCTTTCGTCCAGAATTACTGGCGGAATAATGCCCAGCCACCGACGATCCTGTCGACGGACAAGCCCGTGAAGCCTGACGAACGGCAGGCGATCAAGGATGACTGGAAATCGCGCTTCTCTGGCGTGGAAAATGCCGGTGAAACTGCGGTTCTGAGTAACGGCCTCAAACCGATTTACATGCCGGTCAATAACAAGGACGGGCAGCTTGTCGAAACCAGAACCATGCAGGTTCTGGACGTTGCCCGTGCCTGGGGCGTTCCGCCGCATCTGCTGTTCGAGCTGTCCAAGGCGACGTTCGGCAATATCGAACAACAGTCCCTTGAATTCGTAATCTACCACTTGGGACCGCATTTCAGCCGGGTGGCAGCCAGCGCAGCCCATGCCTTTGCGGCAAGCGGCTGCGCGTTCGTCCATGACCCGTCCGACCTGGTGAAGGGTGGTTTCCTCGACCGTGCCCAGGGCATCGCCGCGCTGCGCAATGGCGGCGTCATGAGCACGGATGAGGGCCGGGCCGAATTCGGTCTTAACCCGGTCGGCGGCGATGCCGGCGGCGAGATCTGGCGTCCGATCAATATGGGCATCAGCGGACAGCCAAGCCCGGATCCTGCAACAGGAAGCTGACATGACAAGACACTATGCGCTGGATGCCATCAGGGCGATGCCCTGGGCCATCCAGCCGGAATGGCTGGCCGCGATCGAGGCGGTGGCAGAGCGGACAATGCTGTCTCCTGACCTGGAGAAGCTGCGGGAAAACGGCAATGCCGCCCGATATCAGGGTGTGATGGCTGCGATCTCAGGCGGTGGTTCGCCTTTGCAGGGCGCAAAGACCGCGACAGTCAGCAACGGAGTGGCCATGATCCCCGTCATGGGGCCGATCATGCCCTATGCTAACCTGATGGCGGATATCTGTGGGTTTACCACGCTGGAAACCCTGGCATCCGACCTTCAGGTGGCGGCGTCCAGTCCGGCTGTCAGTCAGATCCTTCTGGTGATGGACAGCCCAGGCGGTGCGACCGTGCAACTGAGCGACGTGGCGGGGCAGATCGCGGCCCTGGAAAAGCCCGTGACGGTATTTGTCACCGGAACCGCTGCGTCGGCCGCTTACTGGCTCGCCAGTCAGGCTGATGAAATCATCATGGACAATCTGGCCGTTGCAGGTTCGATCGGCATTGTGTGCTCGACCTCAACGCAGGTTGGGCCGGATGCCAACGGCCGCCAGAGCGTCGATATCGTCAGTTCCAACGCGCCAAACAAGCGCCTGGACCCGTCTTCGGACGACGGGCAGGCGCAGATCCGCGCTGTTCTGGACGATATGGAGGCTGTTTTCATGGCTGATGTCGCGCGTGGCCGCAAAACCACGGTTGCGAACGTCCAGAAGAATTTCGGTCAGGGCGGCATGAAATCGGCGAAAAGTGCCGTTTCAGCCGGCATGGCCGATGGAACCGGAACGCTGAGCGGGACAGTTTCCCGTCTCGGCGCCGGTAAAACCCCGAAAATCACAGGAAAACCGGCTCCAAGAAGGACTGCTGCCATGCAGGATCTGGATATGCGCCGGCTTCGAGCACAGGAAGGCTAAAATGGCTGATCGCATTACGACCCTCCGCGCCCGCCAGGGTGAAGTCCATACGGAGATGGAAACTGTCGTCAACACGGCCGCCACGGATGGCGACCGCGAGATGACGGCCGAAGAAGCTGCCCGATATGACGCGCTGAGAGCCGAAGATGACCGACTGACGGCAAATATCGCCCGTGAAGTCGATCTGGAGCATCGTCGCGCAGCTGCTGCGCGCCCGATTGCCACGCTGCCGGCTGGTCAGAGCGGATCCGGTGCAACGGTGCCCGCGCAGGCGGCGGAAAAGCTTGAACCGGGCATGAAGTTCTCGCGCTTTGCCCAGGCGGTGGCTGCGACGCGAGGGCAGGGAGGTATGCGGGCAGTCGCGGACTTCTCGGAAAAGACCTGGGGTTCGGCCTTTGCGATTGAGGCTGCCGATAACATGCAGGAATCGGTCGATGTGCAGGGTGGCTTTCTGGTTAATCAGGATTATTCCACCGATCTGATCGACGCACTTCGTCCGGCGGTTGCGGTCCGTCGCATGGGCGCTGTTTCCGTTCCGATGCCGCGTGGAAACCTGTCGACCCGCAAGCAGACTTCGACGTCCAATGCGAGCTGGGGCGGTGAGCGTGCAGCGATCCCCACCAGTGCTCCTGGCGTCGGCATGGTCAAGATGTCTGCCAAGAAGCTGTTTGCTCTTGTGCCGATTTCAAATGATCTTCTGCGATACAATTCGATTCAGACGGATACGCTGGTCAGAAATGACATGGTCCGTGAGGTAGGGATCGCTGAGGATCAGCAGTTCATTCGGGGGCAGGGGTCTAGCGTCGCGCCGGCTGGGCTTCGTTATCTCGCCGCTGCCGCCAATGTCATCGCGGCAAACCCGACCAATGTCGTGCAGAACGTTCGCAATGACCTCGCTGCCATGCGCCTGGGACTTTCGCGAAGCAATGTTCCGATGGCAAACTGCGGTTACATCATTAACCCGACGGTTGCGGAGTTCCTGGAGCAGCTGCTGACGGCGACTGGCGCTCTGGCTTTCCCTGAAATTTCAGAAGGCAGAATTGGTCGCTATCCATTCACGACGACGACGTCTGTTCCGGACAATCTGGGGACGAATGGAAATCAGTCTGAACTGTATTTCGCTGATTTCTCCCAGATCCTGATTGGCGATGCCTTGCAGACGACCCTCGCTGTCAGCACGGAGGCCTCTTATGTCGACAATGAGGGGGTGACGCGCTCAGCCTTCCAGAATGATGAGACACTGGTGCGCGTGATTGAGGCGGTCGATCTCAATACCCGCTATGACGCAGCCATCTCCGTTCTTACGGGTGCGGCCTGGTTTCCCGGCTCAGTTGCAGGACAGTAATCCATGAAGCGAATCACTTTCACGGGCCGGTGCAGCGGTATCGGCTCGGTTTACAATCCTGGGGATATCGCGGTTTTTCCGGATAGCGTCGCGGATGCGATTGTCGCAGCAAAGAAGGGAACGGCTGAGGCTATGCCGGTCAAGACCCTGGCCAAAGCGGGATCATCCCCAGGGGCAGCTGGCGATGGCGATGGCGATGGCGATGGCGGAGACCTTCTTTCGGGCACTGACCCGAGCAAAGCATCAGAAAACGGCAAATCCTGACGGTCTCCTAGCGGAGGCCGTTTTTGTTTGGAGGTGAAATATGCCTGTTGTCGTCACGACACCAGCAGAAACCACCAACCTTGTGTCTCTGGAGAGTGCGTTGGCATATCTCCAGATCACAAATATGGCTCAGATGCAGGGTCTGGATGCTCTGATCTCCAGTGCCTCAGCTGCCTGCGTGTCCTATCTCCAGCGACCATTGGCTTTGCAGGAATATCGGGAACGCATTCGCGTGCGGGGCAGGGTGACGGCAATAAACCTGTCGATCGGTCCGATTGCGGCCATTCGATCCATAAGCGTGGGCGGTCGCAAGGTTGTGGCGCTGGATGAGCTATCAGTCGACAGGCTGAATGCCCGGATCGAGGATATTCTTCCGGTGCCCGCAGGGTGCGGCTTCCCGCATCATGTGTGGGATGTTGAAGTCAGCTATGTGGCGGGATTTCTTCTTCCGGAAATGGATGATCCGGAAAAGAATGATGCAGATCTGCTGCCGATGGCAGTAACGCCGCTTCCCGACGACATCGCGGGCGGATGCCTGGGCACGATCCAGCTACTGCGATGCGGGCAGGGGCGTGATCCGCTTCTGAAGACGGAAAGTGTCCAGGGTGTTGGATCCACGACCTGGCAGACCATGGATCCATCTGTCGGGGCTCTTTCTCCTGATGCCGTGGCCGCGCTCGATCGTCTCTCCCTGGCAGCGGACTGGATGGCCTGATGGGACAGATTACTGAAAGCCGGCGTCGGCAGATCCGGCATAAAGGGCGCATGATGACTCTGTCGCGATCCGACAAGTCCGATCCGGTCTCTCTGATTGCCTATTCTGCTCCGCCCGCCACGGCCGCGCTGGAGGCGGGGGTTTCCGTCATGCCTTTCGTGGCAGAAACCCTGAATGATGAGCTGTCGGCCGCAGCCTATGGACAGCCCCGCAACATGGACATCCTGACGGATGGTGGCCGCCGATACATGCTGACGGACGCCACGGCTGTTTATGACGGCAGTGAGATCTGCGGCTGGAAACTCTTTGCAGCAGGTGGAACATGACCTCTCCCGTCGTCTGGCAGGATGCCTTTGACCGGGCCACGGCAGCAGCCGTGCCGCTAGGTCTGAAGGTCAAGGATATTCTTGCCCAGGACCTCGATCCTGGCACTGATCCGTGGGTTTATTTCGAGACCGCCAGTGCAGCCTCGGGGCGTCTGGGTGTCGGGGAAATCATCAATGAAGAGACAGGCCAAATTTGGCTACATCTGATGGTGCAGCGCGGAACAGGCGCGATTGATGCGGTTCAGAAGCGCAAGATCCTCTCCGTCGCCTTTCGGGTTCCTGTCGAATATTTGCCAAAGGGACTATATTACGACGATCAGGGCTTCGACCCGCCTGCCCAGGGCGAAACGGGCAACTGGATCCGCTTTTCCCTGATGGTGGATTATCGTTACCAGGACATTGTCCTGCCAGCGTCCTGATCCTTCCTGAAATTCCTGACACAGCCACCTTCGGGTGGCTTTTTTTATGAGGTGAAACATGGCCTTTACCGGTGCCACGGCAGGCTATCAGGCCGCCGCGCAGGCGAACGATACTGCCATTTCCTATGCCATGGAGCCGACTTACGGCGTCCCGGCCACGGGAAACTACCAGCGTACCCGCTTTACGGGTGAGAACTTCAAGCCGAGCCAGACGACCCAGCGTCCGGACGAGATCAATGCCGACATCGAAGCCGCACAGGCCGTCCTGACGCAGACTTCCGTGGCCGGCACACTGTCGGGCGCGCTGTCTTATGGCACCTACGACGACATGCTGGCGGCCGTGCTCGGCGCGGACTGGGCGAACAATGTCGTGCAGAATGGCCCTGTCGTGAAGACCTGGACCATCATCGAAAAGATGAACGGCAAATGGGTGGTGCGTCCGGGCAGCTACTGCACGCGCGCGCAGCTGACCTTTGCCCAGGGTGGATTTGCGACGGCTGACTTCGATTTCTCCTGCAAGCAGCAGACGCTTGCGGATGCTGATCCGGCCACGACTTACACCGATGCACCATCCGGCCGCGTGTTCAATACGGTCGATAACTTCGTCGGCATGACCGTGAACGGGCAGGCTCCGGATGGCTGCGTCAAGCAGATCCAGATCACGCTCGATCGTGATGGCTCGGGTTCGGATTACGGCATGGGCCATGCCGACGCCTGCGGCATCCGTGTCGGTCAGCTGCTGGCTTCGGGTTCGGCGCAGATCTTCTTCAAGACCTGGGACATGTATCAGGTCTGGGCGAGTGGCACGCAGGGGCCGATCGTCACCACGGTCAAGGATGCGGACGGCAACAGCTACATCCTGACTTTCCTGAACGCAGCGCTGCGCAATCCGGTCATCAATGCCGGCAGCAAGAACACCTCGATCGTCGCCACCTTCGACATCGAGGGCAATCCGCAGGCCGGTGGTGGCACCTTCAAGATCCAGCGCATCCCGGCAGCCGCTCCGGGCGGCTGATCCCCGGATTTCTGCGCTTTTTATCCCTCATTTCAGACTGGAAAAATGAACATGCCGAAACTTTCAGACCTCAAGATCGACAGCGCCTCCATCAACGACGGCGTCTGGGTCGATATCGAACAGTTCCCCGGCCTGCGGATCCGCACGCGTGGCTACACTGACGCCTTTGTCGACGCGCAGAACCGGCGTCTGGCTGTGGCTGCGGAGAAGTTCCGCAATGATCCGTCCCGCATTCCAAACGCTGTGCGTCGCGCGATCAACGCGGGCCTGCTGGCTGACTTCCTGATCCTCGACGTCGACGGTCTGTATGCGGACGATGCCGAAACCCAGAAGGTCTCGGTGGAAGACTTCGGGAAGCTGATTGCCGAGCCCGAGTATGCGCGCCTGATGCGCTGCTGCTGGGAGGCTGCCAGCCTCGTCGCCAATGGCGCGGTTGAGCAGGCCGAGGCCGCTTCGGGAAACTGACGCGGGCGCTGGCATGGTGGCTGGAATGGGGAGAATACCCCGAATTCTGGGATGACCTGGAGGGGGAAGATGCCGTGCGTGTCGATCCGGATCCGCAGTGGCTCTGGATCTGGCGCGCCTGGCACCGTCTTTCTTCAGAACGCCATGAAGCGCCCCATGGCATCATGATGCCGATGGGTGGCGGTCTGATCAGTGGCCGCCCCCGACAGATCCCCTGGTCATCCGTGCGGCTCTGGGCCGAACACCATGGCATGTCCATGCAGGAAATGGCCCTGCTCGATCGCTGTATCGTTCTGATGGACGAAGTTTTCATTCGCCGATGGGTCGAAAAACAGGAGCGGCAGAGAGCATCATGAGGCGACGGTCATCTGCTCTGAAATGGTCGGAAGTGATGCATCGGCAGATTGCGATCAACACGACTGCCGCTCTTTCCAGCCCGGCCCTTCATGCCCTTGTGGCGCAGGAGAGCCGAAGCCTGCGCGATGACGCCATCCACCAGGGGCTGGCGTCGGGGGCGTATACGACCCGTGTCGATGGGCAGCTGGGGCGCCTGGAGGAAGAGGTCCGCCTCGATGGCGGGATCATCACTTATGTCTTCAGTGATCTGGCACAGGCCGCGAACTGGGCGCTGTCAGAATGCCGCAAGCGCTCACCCGTGAAGAGCGGGGCCTTCCGCAAGAGCTGGACCATCCTGGTCGACGGAAAGGAATGGACGCAGCCGGCTGCGAAGATCCCAACGGGATCGACAGTCTGGATCGTCAACACGATGCCCTATGCCCGCAAGATTGACGTTGGTGGCCAGAAAGTCCGCGTCGATCCAAAGATCGTGGAGAGCGTCCGCAGCAGTATGGGAAGCCGTTTCCCTTCTGTGAAAGCAGAGCGTGGCTTTCAGGCTCTGGAAGGCGGCCGCGATGCCCGTGGCGGGGCAGTTCCTTACATCCTGAAAAGCGCTGGCATCGCGTCGGGCCTGAGCTGGACCAAAAAGGCCGGCTGGAGCCGGAAACACAAGGCCTATGCCAGCCGTCGACCCGACCGGCAGGCCGGGCAGCAGATGCGTTATCCTACCCTTATCCTGACTGAACGGATCTCATAGCCATGGCGACCCTCACGCAGATCAACAAGATCGTCAACGATGTCAGCGTTGAGGATAACACTGCGGCGGGGGCAGAAAGCGCAGGCAAAAACCTCGATGCGCTCCAGGAGAAAAGTGACTCTGTTGCGGACTCCCTTTCCGGCATCGGGACCGCTGCCCAGGAGGCAGTGGAGGCCGTCGCGAAGACGGCGGACACGGCCTCGTCTGCTCTGGAAGATACGGCACAGTCCGGGGTCAAAAGCCTTTCCACACTCCGGCGCGCCGTCACAGGCCTTCGTCAGGAGGAAAAGGCCCTTCAGGAAGATCTCGACCGCTCCTCTGCTGCGGGCGCAGACACTACTGCCATCACGTCCAGGCTGTCCGAAGTTCAGGATACCCTGGGCAAGACCCGTGATCAGATCGCAGACCTGACGCAGCGCCAGAAAGCGGCGGCGGATGCGCAGGCCGCATGGAATGGCGAGCTGGGACAGGGCAGCGCGGCCACACTGGGCATGCGTGATGCGATGATGTCGCTGGATCAGGCCCAGAAGGGTGTGGCCGGTGGTTTACAGGGCAGCATGACGGGATCCCTGAAATCCTTCCTTCAGATGTCGGCTGCGGCTGGCGATGAAGTCGCAAGCCTGACGCTCCGGTTGCAAAAAGAGCAGGACCGGCTTGAGCAGATGCGGGTTCAGGCCGCAGATGCCGTCGCCGACGGCATGTCGCAGTCTGATGCCGATGCCGGCGTGTCCAGCCAGCAGGCAAAAGTCGACACGACTTCCCAGCGCCTGAATGATGCCAGACGTCTGCGGGATGCGCTTGATCAGGAAGCCGAGGGACACAGGAACAACAGCAATGCCGCCAAGCTGGAAAGCTACCAGCTCAACATCCTGATGGATGAAGCTCACAAGTTTCTGGACATGGTCATCTCAGGCGGCAATCCGCTTCAGGCCGCATTTTATGAAGTGCCGAACGCCGTGGGTGTCCTGGGTGGGTTTCGCAAGTCTGTCGATCTGGCAGTCAATGCCATGACGGGGCCAGCAGGGTATGTCGCGGCAGCGGCAGCTGTTGGTGCGAGTCTGTATAAAATGGGGTCCATGGCCGAGGAAGAACAGTCCCGGCTTGCCAAACTCTCGACGCAGCTCAAGGCCACGCGAGACGATGCCCAGCATATGGCTGGCGCCATCATGTCTGCCTCTGACAGCCTCAAGGCCATGCCGGGATGGGATGAAAGCTCCGCCCGTACCGCTGCGACCACAATCGGCGGAACGTATAATTTCACCGGGTCGAGCACGGATATTTCGACGCTATCCGGGATTGCGCGCGATGCCGGAGCCATCTTCGGCAGTCTGGAGGATGGCCTCAAGGCAGTGCAGAACGCCATGGTCGATCCGACAGCCGAGATCGAGGCACTGTACAAGCAGCACCTTCCTGGGGTGGATGCCGCCCTGGTCGAGCAGGTCAAAAACCTTCAGGCCAGCGGGCAACAGGGTGCGGCTTATGCGCTGGTCATCGGCAAGATCCGGGATGCATCGAAAGATGCCTATGATCAGGGCCTGACGCCGTTCCAGCGGTCTCTGGAGAACCTGGAGAAAGCGGCCTCGCCAGTCACCCATGCCATCAGTGATCTGGTGACAGGCATGGGCGGCCGCCTGCTGGAATGGCTGACAGATCTGATCAAGCTGATCCCGACCACCACCAGACCCACGACTGATGGTCTCGCCGGCAAGCAGCTTCTGGACAATTATGCCGGCGGAAATCATCACTATGGACTGGGTCAGGTCGATCCCCGCTATTCCTCCGGATACGACATCAGCACGCCGCAGGGAAACATTGATGCGGCGATCAAGATTTTCCAGGAAGCAAACGCCCGTGCGGGTGGAAACTGGGATAACACGCTCGCCTATTACAGCGGGAACAAGGTCGGAAGTTCCGGCCAGAAATCCTATAATTCCTCTGTTTATGGCTACGACATCAACACGCTGCCTTCTGACACGTCCAGCCTGATCGACACGGAAACGTCCCGCCTGGGCCTGTCCTCCCGTCTGGTCAATCTCTTCAAGGGCGTCATCGGTCATGAGAGCGGTGGTCACCAGTATGTCGATCACGCAGGCGGGGTGTCCGGATCTGCTGCGGCAGTCCAGCACGCCACATCCGCTGCGGTCATCGACAACACCCGCTCTGTCGCAGGAGGCGCGGCCGATGCAGCCGGTGGCTATTCGTCCAGCAGCTGGTCGGAGCAGCGGGTCGGGATCGAAGCCTATATCGAGGCGCAGCAGAAGCTCCAGACGACCCAGAAAGCGGGTTCCGAAGCCTGGCAGGAAACCCAGGAGCGTATCACCACGGCCAGGGTGGCGCTGGCCGACACACTGAGCCCGCAGGAGAAAATCACTCAGGGGCTGACGGACAGTCTCGATCCACTGAAAGCCCAGACGGGTTACTGGCGCAGCATGGCCGAGGTCGTGGCACAGTTCGATCAGACGACGCGCGGTACCGGAACGGACCAGCAGGCCCTGACGGCTGCCATGGCGGCCAAGCAGAGGCAGCTTGCGGCCGCCTATGATGACGGAACGGTTTCGGCCGAACGTCAGGCGCGCTCTCAGGCGGCCATTGCCGACGCTGCGGGCGGATCTGCCGTGGCTCTTCAGCATGCCACGAATTACCAGCAGGCTTACACGGAAGCCCAGAACGACTTCAGCACGACGTCGCCTGAATTTGCCGCTGCGGTGGCAAAGCGGACGGCTGCGCTCGATGCCAGCACGGCTGCCCAGATGAAGACCCAGCAGCTTCAGCAGAATGCCGGCCTGTCGGACAATCTGGATATGATCCAGGCCGAGACGGCCTCGATCGGACAGAATGCGGAGCAACGTCAGGTCAATCTGGCCGTCATGCAGGCGGAGCTGGAAAAGCACCGGCAGTATGGCGACGTTCTGCCGCAGGAAGCGCAGGATTATATTGATCTGACCGGCCGTGTCGCAGAGGCCTCGGCAGAGTATCAGCACCAGCAGGAGACCCTGCAGGAGCTGACGGGAGATATTTCGTCGATGGCGGACACGCTGTCGAGCGATGTGACCCAGGCTTTCGTCGATGCCTCGAATGGCGGCGTGACCTTCAAGTCCGTCATGCAGGGACTGGAAACCCAGATCATCTCCATGGTGGCCAAGCTGGCGCTGATCAATCCGCTGCTGAATGCGATTGACGGTCAGAGCCGGACGACACTGGGGGATATTTCTTCTGTGCTTTCCGGGGCATCGTCATCCGGTGGCTTCGGGAGCGGAAGCATCGGGAGTGATCCTTTCGGCGGAGCGGGGACCACCATTGAGAATTTCTCTTCGGGGGGAGCGTCTTCATCTGTCCTTGGCGGCTCCACGTCCTGGCTGTCATCCGGCCTCAAGACCAACCTGTTTGGCACGGCCACGGTGGGCAACCTCCTGGGCGGGATCGGCGGGGGTTTCGGGCTCGGCTCGGCCCTGTCCGGCATCGGCGGCGGGACAAAGAGCAATGGCATGATCGGCAGCGGCGTCGGGGCGGCAGCAGGCGCTGCGGCCGGGTCGTTCATTCCGGTCATCGGCACCATGCTGGGCGGTCTGATCGGCGGCGGTCTGGGCGGTCTTCTGGGCGGCCTCTTCGGGCACAAGAAAAACCCGTACACGATCGACCAGGTCATGACGACGGGAGGTTCACTGTCGCTTGGCAAGACCTGGAACCAGGCCCAGACCGATCAGATCACGGAGCAGCTCAAATCCGACATCGCATCGTTCAACAAGGTCCTGTCCACGGACGGGGTCACGATCGGCGGTGGCGATGGCGGGCTGCTGGGAACGGTCCGCGATGACAAGAACAACAAGGACAAGTCCCTTCAGTCCGTCTCGCTCACGGATCTGCTGAAACAGGCGACCTACAGCACGTCGGACGCCACGTTCCAGCAGGCCCTGCACCAGGGGCTGCCGAGCGATGCAACATCCGTCTCGGATTATGCAACGGCGATCGCCAACCTGAAGACCATGGCCGACACGGTCGACCAGCTGGGCGTTGCCGTCTCGAAGTTCAATTCTGACGGCACGGTTACGGTCGGCAGCTTCACGAAAGCCACCGGGGACCTGAAAACGGCTCTGGACACGGCGCTCGATGGCAAGTCGCTGTCGACGTCGGATCTCCAGACCCAGATCTCCACCATCACGACCTTCGTCGACACGACGATGCCAGGGCTGCTCAAGGCCACGGTCTCGGGGCAGCAGTCCTGGGTGGATCAGATGGCCGCGCTGAAACAGACCTATGAGGCAGCCGCCTCGCAGGCCAGTCAGTACGGGCTGGACGGTACCCAGCTGAATGCGAAGTACCAGTCGCTTTACGACCAGGGCTTTGCCTCCCAGCTGGACACGCTGCGACAGAGCGATCTGTCGGTTCAGGCGCGGTACCAGACGGCCACGGGCAATGATGAAGGGTCCGCGCTGACGAACTTCGACGTCAGCGCGGACCAGCAGCGCCAGCAGCTGGCGGACAACTGGAAGAACTTCCTCGGGGATGCTTACACGTCCCAGCAGGAATATATCAGCCAGTCGGCCGACCTGGAGAAGACGCTCTCGGCCGAGCGCCTGAAGATCCAGCAACAGTACAATGACCAGGCGCTGCAAAGCGCTGAAAGCGTCATGTCCAGCCTGGAGACCTATGGCGCGGGTCTGGCCACGTCGGATGCCTCTCCGCTGTCGGCCGCCGATCAGTACAAGGTCGCGAATGACAATTTCACGACCGATCTGACGGCAGCCCAGGGCGGCAGCTTCACGGCGCTTCAGGCCATGCAGGGCGACATGCAGACCCTGCTGGCCCAGAGCAAGACCTTCAACGGGTCGGGCACGGCCTATGCCCAGGATTATGCCCGCGTCATGCAGGCGCTCCAGAGCCTGGGGAGCATCGGCACGGACGATCTGACGGCTTCGGTGATGAAAGAGGCGCTGAAGACGTCCACCGACACGCTCAACACGACGCTGGCGCAGCTGGTCGATCTGGCCACCAAGCAGCTGAGTGAGACCCGCATGCAGAGCATGAAATCCACCACCGGAAAGGCAGCATGACATGACAGTGATCCGGGCAGTCGAGATCGACCTGGTCGATACCCTGGCTGTCCAGGTCGATGACCTTCCGGCCCATGGCAGCCGGCCACGCGGAACGCTGCGGCGGAGTGCGGGGTCTCTGGAGACGATCGAGACCCTGCGCTTCTCCGATATGGGTTACGTCGATGAAAACCATGTTCCCTATGTCCCGATCGTCACCCAGGCTTTCGATCTGGACCGCGGGATCTCCCTGACCTCGGACGCGCTCGGGGGCACGTCGTCATTCGGATCGGTCACGCTGATCAATGACGGCTCTCTTGATGCGCTCGTGGCCAGCCGGACGAACGACCATCTGCCCATCCGGATCCTGAGCGGGCGTAAGATTTTCGACCGGGACCGGGGGATCTGGCAGGATCCGAAGCGCGCGGATCTCCAGCCGGTCTTTGCGGGTCTGGGTACGCTCTGGCAGCCTGGACGTCGCACCCTGACCGTGCCCCTGCTCGGTGCGCTGTCCTGGCTCGATGTCACCATGGCGGGCCGGATCTATGGGGGCACGGGCCGTCTGGACGGGGATGCCAATGTCTCCGGCCGCGTCATGCCGACCCTGCGGGGCACGGCCTGCAACATCACGCCTGTCCTGATCGATGCGGTCAATTACGTCTATCAGGTCAGCGATGCTCCGGCCGTGATCTCCGCGCTCTATGAGGGCGGCTTTGCGGGCGGCATCGCCTTCGGTGGTCTGGTCTCCGACATCTATGCCCAGTCCCCGGCTCCTGGAACCTACCAGATCCAGAGAGGGGGCACCGGCACATGGATCCGGCTGGGAACACGTCCCGTCTATGGCATCACCGTGGATGCGTTCGGATCGTTTCCCTCCGGGGCCGCGCCGCAGAACGTCTTGGACATCCTGCGCACGATGCTCCTGGAGGACTTCGTTCTTCCGGAATCCTACATCGACGTCCAGTGGCCAGCGCAGAGCCCGCTTGCCCCCTGGCGGGCGGGGTGGTTCTGGGATGGAACAGAAACGGTCACGGGACAGGACGTCGTCCGGACGCTGCTCTCGGGGCTGGCGCTTTCGATCGTGCCAACGCGCTCGGGCACGCTGCGGCCTGTTCTGCTGGAAGCGGTCGATGACCTGACCGCCTCGACCCTGACACTGGATGCGACTGTCATCACCGACATCCAGTCCGTGTCTCTGGATGCCTCGCTCAGTCCGCCGACATGGCGCTGGCGCATGGGCTGGCAGCATAATTTCACGGTCCAGACGGCCGGATCGGGTCTGCACCCGCAGGCCCCGGCCGACCGGCAGGCCCTGATCGCCGCAGCTGACCGCAATGCCGTCTGGTCCGATGCGAGCTTACGGATGCGCTGGCGGCTGCCGAACGATCCGACCCCGGTCGTCACAGCCCTGGCGTTCCCGGAGGATGCCCAGACCGTGGCGGATTCCCACGGCCGTCTGTGGGGCCTCTATCGCACCCTGTGGGCCATCACCATACCGGTAGAACTGAGCTGGCAGGTCGATCTCGGTGACACGATTACGATTCAGGCTCCCGTCCCGGAGCTGGCCAATCCATGCCTGGGCGTGGTTGTCGCGGAGCATGTCCGGGGCGGCGATGCGACGGCAACCCTTCAGATCCTGACCCTGTGGACCGTCCCGCAAGACGTGGACGGCGGTGATTTCGGGCCAGACATTATGTGAGACTTCATGGAAAACTGTGGACTTGGCTATCAGAACGCCGTGCTCTCCGCTGTCCTGTCGACCGACAGCGCCGCCGCAACGCTGCCTGTCACGAACCTGACCTCCCCGCAGGGCAATCCGGCCTATGCCTGGCGGGCGGACGCCACGACGGCGACCCTGACGGTGGCGCTGTCACAGCGCGGGGGCGTGCGGGTCGTCTCGGTGCATCGCACGAACCTGACGGCGCAGGCCAGCTGGCGGATCGTCGTCAGCAGCGCCGGCAACGTCCTGCACGATGCGACCCAGCCCATGGCGATCGTGGCGGGCCAGGCGGTCTGCGTTCTTCCGGCCGAGCTGCAATGTGACGTCGTGACGATCACGATCGCGGATCCGGGCAATCCGGACGGATATCTTTCAATCCCGCTGGCCTATGTCGGGCCGCTCTGGCAGCCGGTCCGCAATTTCTCCACCGACAGCAGCTCGGGCTTCAATCTCGGCGTCGATGAAGTAACGGCGCTGTCTGGCGCGGAATTTCCGCAGATGCGCTGGATCCAGCGAAAGGCCTCGATCGCGCATCAGTCCTATGGCGCGGCCGAGACCGCAACCTTGCGGGAGATCCAGCGGGTCGCGGCGGTCGGGGAGAATATTCTCTTCCTCCCGGATCCGGGCGCGACCTCCCAGGAGGAGGCGATCTTCGGGCGTCTGAGCGGCGGCGACATCGGCAACCCTTACGGCCCTGCCGATCGGCGGAGCTGGACCTTCACCCAGACGGAGCGACTGTGATGACCATGCTGGCCAATTTTGTTCTGGAGACCGCCAGCAGTCCGGGTGTCGGTGACTTTGTGCTGAACGGCTCGGCCGCAGACCGCAGGGCTTTTTCCCAGGCGTTTCCAAGCGGGGGCCGGATCTTCTATTTCGCGGATGACGGGACGCAGGCGGAATGGGGCGTGGGCACGCTCACGATCGGAAATCCCTGCACGCTGGCCCGCAGTCGGGTGATGGGCAACACACAGAACACCACGGACCTCCTCCGCTTCTCCGGAGGGGTGCAGGTCTATAACGAGATCCCGGCCGAGTTTCTGGTCCTGCTGGATGAGAACGGCGCGGCGAGCCTCAAATCGCTGACCGTGCTCTCCGAGCTACTGGTCCCGCAGGTGTCGGACTGGAACAGCAGTCAGGCCGTCAGGGCCGTGGATGCGGACAACCGGTATCTTCAGACCTGGGCGGGGGATGGAGATCTCCGCATTGGCAGGATGGCTTACCGGACGTCGGCAGGTACCCCGTTCATTGATGGATTTGCTGGCGGGCCATTCTTCTTCCAGCGCCAGGGCGATTATGCGACCACGGTTCAGGTCAACACGGCGCAGTCATCTGCCAATTCTGCGCAGGGGACTGCGAACTCTGCCCTGGCGGCGGCGAATACTGCGAACGGCAACAAGCTGGACATCACCGATGGGACGGCCACCCGTCTGACGGTCAATTATGGCACCATGCGAGCCCAGTTTCAGGGCGACGGGAATTTTGTTCTCTACTCCGGGAATGCGGCTGTGCTCAGTGTCAGCCAGCAGTCCATCAACTGGAACGGGCATGGCTTCGCCTTCACGGACGATCTGCCCACGGATCCGGGGCAGAAAATCATCATGGACGTCGCGACAGGCGTGTCTGCCGGTGGTCGCGTGACCTTCGCAGTGCCGTTCTCAGGCACGCCGAGGGTCATGGCCCAGAATTTCGGCAATGGTGACGTGAACTGCCACGCCTATGACCCGGACCAGAACGGCTTTTCGCTGCACATCAACAATGGCGGGACGACGGACATCACCTACATCGCCAAGGGGCCGAAGTAACCAGCCGCCCTCCCGCTCCGCATTCTTCTGTCTGCCGCCTTCAGGGTGGCTTTTTTTATGGAAAAACGATGCCTGACTCCCAGACGGCCACCATGGTCGCAAGCCTGCCCGCTGCTCTGTCTGCCGAAGAGCGGATCCGCGTTCTTGAAGACCGCTGCCTGACGCTGGAGACCCAGCTCTCCAGCGTCGGAAACAGCCAGTCCGATCTGCGGGCCGAGATGCGTCAGGAAATCGCTTCGCTGCGCAGTGAGATTGAGGCGCTGGCGAAATCAATGGAGAGCAGCAACCGCCAGATCAACGGCAAGCTCGACCGTCTGTTTGGCGCGCGCGCCGTTGTCACGGCCGCCATCACCCTGCTGACCTCAATCCTTGGATCGGGGGTCGTTCATCTGGTTGTCTCGATCGGGAAGTGAGGTCAGGTATGGGGGGGAAGCGGACTATCTGGTTTCGATGGATTAAGTCGGAAATCAGACAGCACTACTTATCCTAAAGTTCTGTACGTACTTTCAGAGCTTCCTCAATATGCCTTCAATATTGTGATGCCACTGGCAAAACTCGGCATGGAGGCTAGGCAGATGGCAGCTTCAGGAGTTCGAAGACGTGCGTCTGATTGCGCAGTGTGAGGCTTTCCAGATGATGTTCGATGAGAGGCACATCCAGCAACATAGTCAGTGCGCTCTTTGGTATCCGAATAGTGCTCCGGTCGAAGTTCGCGCATGAATTTTGACGTCGAGATATCTCCGTTCGAGGTTGAATCTTCATCCTGATAACTATCTACAATAGGACAAGAATATAACCAACGGCTGATCCAGTTTATGAGCGCCGCGTTCGGCCTTTCGATCCCGGACCCGCCTTGGTGCCATCATTCCTGAGCCGCCGGCGCAGGGAAAGTGAGGTTTCCGGTCCTTGCGGATACCGCTTCTTCCACGCAGCTCGAACCGCCTCCCATCGGCCGATTTCGCGGAGCAAGGTGATGGTTTCGGCGATCGTCACGTTCTTGATTTTGTAACGATCCTGCAACTGCGCACGCACCATGACGTCCGGGCTATGCTTCGACGGACAGGGGGCCAGCGGGTCCGCGAAAAAACACCAATGGGCAGCCATTCGCACAAGCGCCGCTGGCCCCATTTTCTCGACCAGAACTCGGTCGAGCGCCACAGCAGCCCGGTAGTAAACGTCCGACGCCAGAATAGCGTGGCGCGGCCGCCACTCAACGATGTGGCCTGCAACGACAGGCGGCAACGATACCGACCATTTACCGCTCCGCTTTGGCCAACGGTGAAGTATTTCCTCTATGGCGGGATCGGCGCGTAGCGCCGCAAGACTGGCATTAGCCCGGTTAGACCGATGAACGATGCAATTCCGAGCAGTATCGAAAAAATTCGCAAGCTTCAGGAGATCGGTCATACCATTCGTGTCCAGTCCTACGACGGCATCAAAGCCATGCAGGGCGGACGTGCCATTCTCCTTTAGGCCAGCCGGGTTTATGCCTGCCCGATCGAATTCGGCTTTGGCCCCTGTCGCGTAATCCTCAAAGGCGTCTGCGGCTCGCGCGATACCCAACTCAACCAGAAGGATCGCCGCGTTCTTCACGGGAGCATCGAGGTTGCGCCAGAGTGTCGTCGTCCCCCACGGCTCTCCAGCAGTTGGAAGTGAGACGGCTGTCGAGTTATCACCACTCTTGCGCTGATCTGCTAGGAGCGAGAGAGCGCCAAAGCTGACTTTGATGCTGCGATTGAAGCTGTTGTGGAACGTGAGCAGGCGCGCGAAGGGCTCACTGATTGCCGCGTTTAGATCCACCTTTTATCCCTTTCCGCGTAGGCGCTTTTTGTTCGTGCGAACAAACATGAGAATGGTCTTAATGTCTATTTCCTGTAAGAAACGATCATTCTGCAGATGAGCGCTTTGTCCCAAAAACTGTCTATCGAAGTTTACCCAACAATGTCGGCTTTCGGGCAAACATCATAACCGCTTGGATGCCTGAAATGAAGGCGTAAGCCGCCATTCTGTCTCAAGTTCCCCCCTACCAAAGCCGCCCTAACCGGGCGGCTTTTTTTATGGAAAATCCCCATGCATGACACCGCCATCACTCTGGCCACGGCGCTGCTGCGGCGACCGGGGTTCGAGGGCTTTTGCGCAACGCCCTATGTCTGTCCGGCCGGGTACTGGACGATCGGCTATGGCAGCCGCTGGCTGGCCACCGGGCAGCCCGTCACGGCCCGGACCGCTTCCATTGATGAGGCCGCTGCCAGCAGTCTCCTGCTCCGGACCGTGACAGCGCTGGATGCGGCGCTCTCCCGCCTAGTCCGGGTGGCGCTATCGGACGTCCAGCGCGCGGCCCTGCTGTCCTGGCAGTACAATGTCGGCACACCCGCCGTCGAAAGTTCGACCCTGCTGCGCAAGCTGAATGCCGGTGACTATGCCGGCGCGGCCGACGAGCTGCTGCGCTGGGACAAGGCCACCGTGCACGGCCATCTGGTCGAGCTGGCCGGCCTGAAAAATCGCCGTGCCCGTGAGCGCGCCATCTTCCTCGGCCTTGCACCCCCCATGACACTGAAGAACGGATACGTCTGATGGTCCAGAATTTCACGCCGCCCTGGAAGTCTGTCGTCGACACGGGGAACAAGGCCAATCTGGTCAAATCCACGCAGGTCGCCGCAGCCCTCGGAAACAAGGTGGATGCGGATGGCGGTCAGTCGATCCGCCAGTCCATCCAGTCCGGCGCGATTGATGCCGCCAGTACGCTCGACGGCGCAACCGTCGCGGACATCGTGGCCTCCAGCGTCCGGGCGAGCGTCTCGTCCATCGCACAGTTCCGGGCGCTGAAGACCTCGCCGGCTGCGATCCTGCTGACGTCCTGGGACGGGACGGATCTGACGCGCGGAGCGGCTGGCATCTTCATCCGTGCAGCGACTGCCGATACGCCTGATTTCGGGACCATCATCGTCACGGCCGGGGGCACCACCTACCGGCGCGTCTATCAGGGCGGCCTCAACCCGCAATGGTTCGGCGCGGTCGGGGACGGCAACAGCCACCGCCTGTCCAGCTTTTTCCCGACACTGGCCGAGGCGCAGGCGGTCTTTCCGATCGCCTACAGCCTGGACCAGGAGATTGATTTCGTCGCCATCCAGACCGTCTGCTATTCCGGCAAGGGCATCAATTCTCCCGCGCTCCATTACATCATGTGCAATGATGCGGTGGCGCTGGACGACAACCCCATGATCTGGATCTCGGGAACGTCCTTCGGGACCTTCACGAACTCCACGCTGGATTTCAGTGCCCTGAAAGCCGTGACCACGGTCGTGGAGCATATCGACGATCCGACCTTCCAGACGGCCAATGCCAGCGGCGCATTCGTCAACGCCAATATCTATTCCCCGGCCCAGTGCACGGACGTCGTGTTCCAGCAGGGCAAGGCAGTTTACACGGATCCACCGAATGCGACGCAAATCACGGGATCTGTCTCGAACGGCGTTCTGACCGTCACGGCAATGACGGGCCTGCCCACTCTCAAGGTCGGCGACCGGCTGTATGATTCGCAGTTCAAGCTGGGCACGGACACGACGATCACCGGCCTGGGCACCGGCACAGGCACGGTCGGGACGTACACGATCTCGAACACGACCGCTGCGATCGCCGCATCCGACAACAACAACATGTCGACGGCCACGGGACACTGGAACCAGTTCGGGCAGAAGCTGACGCTCCCCAAGGGCGCTTACGTCTTCGAGATCGAATATTCCTGCACTCTCGGCGGCTCTTACGCCATGCTGAACGGGCAGCCGGGAAGCCTCGGCATGGGCGTCAACGGATCAAGCCCTGGTGCGGGTCCATCGCCCTGGATCATGCAGGGGCCGAGCAAGATCATTTCCAACCTGTCTGACGTGCCGGTGACGGGATCCATGTCGGTTCCGCTCTACGTCCCCGAGGACAGTTCGTCTTTCGTGGTGGTGTCGATCTCGGGCTATCTGAATGTCGAATTTACGAAGTTCTCGGTCACGAAGCTCAACCGGAACTCGGCCATCCTCTCAACACGCGATGGGGCCACGCTGCACTACCCGCTGCCGGTCATCACTGAAGGCTTCACGCTGGTGGGCCCAGGCACTGAGTCCGGTGTCACCGGGGTCTGGTACAACTCGTATGAGAACACGGATGGTACCATCCAGAACTTCGGCACCGGCTCCGTCGAGAACTTCCAGATCGGGATGAACTTCGGCAGCGGCGCGTACCTCTCGGAATACTGGGACTTTGGCGTCGGAGCCTGCGGATTGTGCTTCCAGTTCCTGCCGGGGAGCATCAATGCCGGCGAGAACTTCCGGTTCTATGGCGGGGGCTTCGGAAACTCCGGCTGCATCATCAGCAATCCGGGCGGGGCCGAGTTCACGTTCTACGGCTCATCCCTCGACTATTCCGATCAGTGCATTGCGAACAATGCCGGCCGCATCGAGGTCCACGGCTGCCACATGGAAATGAACGGGCCGAGGAGTGTGGACAAGCCGCTGTATCACTGCACCGGCAGCGGCGCGATCGTGTGCTTCGGCGGAATGTTCCTCGGGGCGGGTGACTCAAAGAAGTACGGCGGACCACCTGTCTTTCTTGAGCACAACCTCTCGACGATGATCTTCCACGACACGCAGATCTACAATCTGACCGGGCCGGACGGGGTGGCGCTGCGGGGACCGGGCCAGCTCAAGATCCGCAGCTCGCTGAATACCGGCAATTCCAATATCGGGTCGTGCAACAATTTCACCTCCGACCCGCTCGGTCTGGCCGGGTTTTTCATCCCGCAGTCGAAAAGCGCCCTGCCGCTCAATGGCGGGGTCGGTCTGATCGGCGGTCTGTATTCCGACGCTGTCGCCGGCATCGACCAGTGGACGTCCGAGGGCGCCAGCGCTGCGCTGTCCACCGACTATGTGTTCAACGGCTATCCGGCGTCCCTGAAGGTTCAGACGCAGGGACAGGGCCGGAACGACCGGATCGTCATCTGCATCCCGATCGAGAAGTACCAGACGGGCAATATCGGGCTGAAAGTCCTCTTCCCGTATGACCTTTCGACCGGGGCCGTGTCGTCGAATACGACCATGCCGACCGACGACGCGGACAGGGTCACGCTGTATTTCCGGACATTCTTCGTCCAGATCACGGGCTCGGACCAGTTCGGCCGGCCGACCTTTGGCGCGGCCAATCTGTTCTGCGGTGAAGACGACGTCCACGTCCCGAAGGCCGGATATGCCAGCTGGATGAGCCACGGGACCGCGCCCGGCTATCTGGGCCTGCCGGGAACGCCGGATCCGCTGGCCACGGACACGACGGGTGCCGGGGCGCCTGCCTTTGCGACCCATATCGCGCTGCTGCTGGACACGGAATCCCTGCCGGCCTGCACGTTCTATATCGGCGCGGTCATCCCCAATCTTTACTGAGGACATCCAAGATGAAGCGCTTTGTTTTTGCGATGATGGCGGTCTTCGGGGTGATGGGCGGCCACGACTGCCTTGCGGATCCGAACACCCACTCCATCGCAAAGTGGGACATTTACGATCCGACCCTCTACGGGATCATAAACGGCAACGTCACGTTCAAGGGCGTCGTGCTGTTTCCAGATCCGGCAGCCGGGAACAACTCCCAGCAGGTGGCGACGACAGCCTGGGTCAACGCGGCGATCGCTGCGAACGGATCGGGCGGCGGATCCTCGGGGACGTTCTGTTCAACCTCGGGTTGTACGTTCTCCGGAAATGGCGGGTCCGTCACCATCACGCCCTGGAACTGGCAGGGCTATAATGCCCTCGCTATGGGCGGCATGATCACATTCACCAACGGCGACGGCGTGAATGTCGGCCTCACCTATTACGATGATGGCAGCGGCTCCAATCCATCCCTTCTGCTCAAGTCAGCCTCCCTGCGTGTGGACGGGAGGATCTACGTCAACACGCAGGAACAGCCCGCCTCTTCAACAGAGTCCTGCGCGCGGGGTGAAACCATGTATGGTTCAGGATACCTCTATTACTGCATCTCTGACGGTAAATGGGGACGGACGCCCTGGCAGACCGGCTGGTAAAATAGGCTGCCATCAAACCGCACTTCTCCTGAGAAATGGAAAACTGAAATGGACTGGACAACCCTGTTCCAGACGGTCCTGCCGTACCTGCCTGCCAAGGCTGCGGGGGATATTGTCTCGATCCTCACCTTCCTGATCGCGGCGGCCGCGCTGGCCATGCGCTTCTGGAGGCCGCCTGCGGCCGGCAGCAGGCTGGCGCTGCTCTACAAGATCGTTTCCAGCCTGGCGCAGTCGAAAGGATGGAACACGAACGCCTATCAGCCCGATGCCAAGGCCCTGATGATCCCGGCCGAAGCCAGCCGCACGATCGAGGCGGCCAAGCTGGGCCTTGATCCGGCCTCAACCCATCCCAAAGCAGGCGAGCCGCCTAAGGCAGTCATCCCGGACTAAGAAAAAAGGGCTAAGTCAATGGCAAGAGTATCTGCGCTGGATCTAGCGGTGCAGTTAGCGGCAGCGCCTCCTGTAAGGCGTCGTTCAAAGCGGCATTCCGGTCGGCCGAGGAAAGAGCGTGCTGCAAGCATGCGACGCGATATCCCGGAAATTTCTGCTGTCCGTGTCGAGTCTGGGGAAGATGCGCTGCGTCGGGGTCATCCCATCAGCTGGCGAGCTATTTGGCCTGAAGGTGCGCCGCCATATCCGTTGGAGGGTCTATCAGATGTCTGACACTACCAAGGTGCGTCATCCCTCGATCGCGGTCCAACTCCACACGGTGCAATCTCTCTATGATGCGCAGGACATCAGCGATGAGGAGGTCGACGCTGCAAATAGGTGGTATCGGGAATACATTTTTTCAACGGTTGGAATCGTCGAGGGGCAGGACGAAGGTCGTGAAAGAGAGAAGGGCAACATCCACACCTGGATGCTTAGCCGAGGCCGTTGTTCCGCAAGGATATCGCAGATCCGTGACCAGCTCGGCCTGTGTTCCCATGTTCGTCTGGAGATGATGCTGGCGCGCGAAATGTCTTTCTCAGCAATGGCGCGCATGATCTACCCGGATGTGTCAGAGGGGCGAGCAAGGATGAAAGTCTCAGCGCAATGTGCGCTCGTACTAGAGCAGCTGGTCCACGTCTATAAGAAACTGAACAAACCGTCGGCCTAA